CGACGCGGCGCGATTCGCCAAAGGACTTTTTGGTCGCGCGTCCGGCGTTAGGTTTGGGCCATCGCTTGCGCATCCAAACGGCCACACAATTTACTTTGAGGACAAGAAGGGTCGAAAGATTTTGCGAAACGTGCTCTGGGTGGAGCAGATTTTCAAACTCCCCAAGGCGGACACCGTGGAGATGCAGTTGGAAATTGTTCGGCTGTGCCGAACGATGAAAATCAAACCGGACTGGCTGGCGGTTGACCGAACGGGTAACGGACAAGGAGTGTTCGATTTGCTGAAGCACAACTGGGGGACTGGAGTGTGGGGCGTGAACTATTCCGAAGGAGCGAGTGAGACGCGCATCATGGCGGAGGACACCGACACGGCGCGTGAACTCTATGACCGCGTTCACAGCGAACTTTGGTTTGCGCTCCGCAAGTTCATTGAGTTCCAATACTGCTATGCCTCACCGTTGCTCTCGACGGAGGAACTCGTTCCGCAGATGACAGGCCGACTCTTTCGCTCGTGCGGGAAGAAATCGCGCGCGGAGGCGAAGGGCGATTACAAATCCCGGCATCAGGGGAAATCTCCTGACGACGCGGATGCCGTGACGTTGCTCGTTCACGCGGTCAGGAAGGCGAGCGGATTCGTTCCCGGGATGATGGCAGAAAATTCAATGGAGGGTCCCGACGACGACGACGACGAAGATTATTCGGGGGTGAGGGTTGACGTGACCAACCGGTTTGACGACTTATAGGATATGGGATTCAGTTTTAACCCGAACCTTTACCCGCCCGACGGATACACCTTCGACGATGCGGACGGCGTAAAGCATCGTGGCGACTCGTGGAGGGACCTGTTCCGGCTCATCCGGGAGTATCGGGTGCGTAATGGCAAGCCCGAGGGGGACATCGAAGCCGAAGTCAACACCCAACACTGCGCGAAGTATTCCGGGCTGTGTCAAGCGCCGCCGGGGCCCCCGCCCGCGCCGCTCTCGGCGGGCATTAACCATCGTGTTCTCAACTGGTTGAGCCATGTTTTGACCAATAGGAGACAAAATAGCACACCTGCCCACGTCTCGGTCGCGGAAGCCACGCGCCGGGCCGCAATTTGTGCGCTATGCCCTCGCCAGCAATCACTTTCAACCGCGTGCGAGGCTTGCTTGAGCAGTATTCGGGACGCCCGGAAGGTCATTTTGGCCGAAACTACTCCCGCCAACCGCAGTTTGCATCCGTGCGGAGTGCTCGGGGAAGATACCTTCGTCTCGGTTCACCTGAATTTGAAGCCAGAGGCAGACCCGGCGCTCCCGCCGCCGTGCTGGCGTCGCCCTCAATGAAGGTTCCGAATCCTTGGAATGCCGTTAAAGCCGCCGCCCGGGTGGTCTCTGCTGCCGCTCGTCGCGCGCCGCTCGCGGTCTCACAGCAGACGGTTGACCTGCGGACCAAAATTTGTGCGGGGTGTGAGTTTTTCGACGCTCAGTCTCGTCAGTGCAAGGTTTGCACCTGCTTCGTTCCTCTCAAGGCGCAACTGGCTACAGAGAGGTGCCCTAAAGGCAAGTGGCCCTTCACGAATCTGTGATGTGCCCTTCCTGTAAGACCACCGACTCTCTAGCGGCTTCGGCAAGATTGGTGAAGTGGCGGACCGAGATTTGTGACCGGTGTCAGTTTTTTGAGAAATCCTCGGGACAATGCACCGTTTGCACCTGTCTCGTCGCCTTGAAGGCCCAGCTTGCGGCAGAGAAGTGCCCCAAGGGTCTCTGGCACACAAACCAAAGTTGACTTTCATCAGAACCGTCAGACTTCTTCTAACGACATGCTTCCTGAAAATTCAAATGACCGCACGGTGCCCAAGGGCGACCCGTATGATGGTGCTGTCAACCAACCCGGCCTCAGTAATTCGTTGAAGCCGAAGCGTCGAGCCATCAAGGACGCAAAGCAAGCCGAGAACATCATCACCTCGCTCGAATCCGCCAGCCGCGACCGCAATACCAAGAACGCGCGCATCATGGCGAAATACAACAGCGAGAAGCCATACACCACTGAGGCGTTGACCGCGGAGGGGCTCTCGTGGAAGTCGAATTTTACCACCAAACCGTTGCCGATGCTCATCGACAAGGTTGCTCCGAGATTTGTTAAAGCAGTGGAGGGCGTGAAATACTACACCAACTCTGCTTTGCCCGACGAAGTCGATGGTAGTGAGGTGAAGACGGAAGCGTTCCGTCGGGAAATCACGAAGACCATCCGCGCGCATCCTGAGTGGTCGAACTTTTGCAATGACCTTGCCCAAGAGAACGCACTTTTCGGATTCGCCGCCGTTGCGTGGCAAGATGAATTTCATTGGATGCCGAAATTCTTCCGACAGGACCAATTTTTTCTCCCATCCGGCACAAAACAGTCTCCCAAAGGCACGCAAGTCGTCGCTCTTCGTGAGCCGTTCCTTCTTCACGAGCTTTTCGAGTTGATTGAGGACAAAACTGCTGCCGAGGCACGCGGCTGGGACGTTGAAGAGACCGTGAAGGCTCTCAATGAGGCAACGCCGCTCAATCGGCGCAGTCAGCAGACGACTTGGGAGCGAATTCACGAAGACATGATTCGGGAATCGAACCTCGGGCTATCGTTTGAAGCGGGTCCGCGCGCCGTCGTGGTCTGGCACATCATGGCCACCGAGATTGATGGGAAGGTCTCTCACTACATTCTCCTCGACAAAACTTTCAAGGTTCTCTTCACGAACGAGGACCAGTATGACTCAATGGCGGACGCGATGGGGCTCTTCTGTTTTCAGCAGGGCAACGGAACCGTGCATGGCAGCAAGGGAATTGGTCGCGAACTCTACGCGATGGCGGGAATTCTCGACCGCTCGCGAAATGAAGTAGTGGACCGGCTGAACCTCGCCGGAAAAATCATCATTCAGGGCGATGACAAGGCGCTTCGTCGGTTTAAGATGTCCGTTGTCGGCAACGCGATTCTCATTGGTCAGGGCTACAACATTTCGGAGCGCGAGATTGAGTCTGGCGTGGAGCCTTTTCTCAAGCTCGACGAATTTTTGACTTCGCTCTTGGACCAGATGGCGGGCGCGACCACGCCAAAGGTTTTCGAGGGAGAGCGCGTCACCAAGGCGCAGGTGGAATTTTTTGCACAGCGCGAAGAGGAGACTCGGGACAGCATCATCGCTCGTTTTCTGACCCAGTTTGCGCGGATGATGACCACCATCCAGAAACGACTTTGCGATAAGCATACTGACGACGACGACGCGAAGGAAATGCAGAAGAGGTTGCTCGAAATCATGTCTCGCGAGGAGCTCGACAAACTCGCCAAGCAACCCGTCGCGGAAACGGTTCGTGATTACACCGAACTTAAGCGCCAGCAGATTGTCGCCATCGCCACAGAGGCGCGCGGAAATCCGCTCTACAATCAGAAGGAACTCGAACTCCAAAAGGTGACAGCGCAGGTGGACGAAGAGTTCGCCAAGAAAATCCTGTTGCCCGACGAAGACCCGACGGTGCTGGCGGAGCAGTCTCGTTTGCAATCGCTCGAACTCTTGCTCATCATCGGCCAGAGCGCCGAGGTTCCGGTGTCTCCTCGCGACAATCACGAAGTTCATTTTCAGGTTTTGATGCCGGTCATGGAGCAGACCGCTCAACAGGCGGTCACAGACCCACACGCGATTCAAACTTTGCACGCGCTTCTCGCGCATGGCGAGGCACACTATAATGCGGCGCTCGCGAGCGGGGCCACCAAGGAGGCGTTGCAACCGGTCCAAGAGATTCTTTCCAAACTTCGGTCCAGTATGGACAAGCTTAACGAGCTTGCCCAACAGCAGCAGGAAGTCAACGCTGCCGCGGATGCCCACGCGCAGGGCGCAGTTCCCGATGGGGAAGTCGGCGCGCTTGATGTCGCCGCTGCCGGTGGCGACCCCGAATCAACTCAGACACTACCAGCAAAACCCGCCTAATGTTTATCCCTACGAACCGCGAGCTACCGGAATGGACTTCGGATGACGCTCTCTCCCTCAAATCATTTCTTGAATCGTCCACGGGCGTAAAGCTCGCGCAGACGCTTTCGTTTCTCGCCCCCACTCTTCTTGACGGCGAGCACAAGAACAAAACTCTCGTGGCGAGCGGAACCGTGAAAGGTTACACCGACGCGATTGAGAATCTTTTTGCACTGCAAACCAGCAGACCAAAAGAAGCCGAACCAAAGTCCGACAATTACCCGTCTCTCGACGATGACTCGAAGTGGACGGAACAGAACGAACCCCCGACCCCAAAACGATAGACCCTATGGCCACCGAAAACACCGACATCTCTAACATTCCCGGAGTGGACACACTCCCGACCACCGACCCAGAAACGTCCTCCGAACTCGACAAGCTGTTGCTTGAGGCGACCGAAGGAAAGGGCGAGGACATCGCCGCCGACGCGCCGCCTGAAGACAAGGTTGAGACGAAGCC